CCGATGCGCACCAGGGACTGCAGCACCGCGCTCACAGCGTTGAATGACTGCTCCACCTTGAGGGCGAGCCACTGGCGATGCGCCAGTATCCACGCACCGAACTGCTGCGCAGAGCGAGTAAACGCCGGGAAGAGCCGGTCCGAGATGGCGATTTTCACACCCTCGATCGCGCCGGCCATCTGCCGCATCGCCTCGCGGTAGCGCGCGGCGCCCGCGAGCGTACCCGAGCCCATCACCACGCCGAGTCGCGTCGCCTCCGCTGAGAGCGCGGCGATCCCGGTCGGACCTTTGTCGAGGAACGGGATCAGCTCCGCGCCCGCGCGTCCGAAGATCTGCATTGCAGCCGCAGCCTTCTCGGTACCGTCAGGCATAGTCTGGAACTTGGCAGCAACCTGCGCGAGCAGCTGGCTGATCGGCAGCGCCTTGCCGTTCGCATCCACGGCCGAGATGCCAAGCCGGAAGAATCCCGCCGCTGCCTCGCCGCTGCCGAGCGCCACTTCCTGAGCGCTGCGGGCGAGGTGCACGAGGCCGTGCTGCAGTTCCTCGGAGCTGACTCCCGTCGCTTTCGCCGCGTAGCCGAGCTGCTGCACCTGGTCCGCGCTCATTCCTGTGACCCGGGCGGTGTTCTCCACCTCGCGCGCCTGGTTCGCTGTGGATTCGACCACAGCAAGAAGCGCGGCCTTTGCAGCGAGCGCGAAGCCGCCGATCTTGCGGACCGCGCTGCCCAGGCTCTTGAACGCTGACTCGGCCTTGGAGAAGCCCGAGCCGTCGACCTGGAGGCCCAGCTTGGCGAGCAGCTCGCGGACGATCACGATGTCACCCCTTCGCTGCGGCGCGATCCTGAGCTGCAGCACGCGCTGCGTTCACGGCATTCACGACCTCTTCCATATCGAGCAGGTCGAGGATGGACAGGCGCTCGAACTCCGCCCAACGCACGCGCCCGGACTCCCAGAGGCTCAGGGCGAGCCAACGATGCTCGAGATGCTTGGGGAGATCGACTCGCTCCCCCTTGCCGCCAGGAACTCGCCGAGCAGGCTCTTGGCGGCGTCGAAAAAATCTTGAAACTGGACCTCGAGCGCGAAGGCCATCACCTTGAACACGACAGACAGCTTGCCCGCGTACTCGAGATCGAAGATGTCGAGCATGCGAGGAGAGCGATCACCGAGGTCCACGGTCGTCGTCGAGAGCAGCGCGAGCGTGACGGCCTTCAACTTGCCTCCGCCTAGGCTCGCGAAGAGGCGCACGGCGCCAGCCTCGAAATCCACCTGCCCGGAAACGCCGTTCTTTGCCAGCGCGCCGAGCGCAGGTCCGGCCAGTGTCGTCAGCTGCTCGAGCAGATCGAGCGCCTGGAACGCCGGCAGCTGCGTCACCTGATACCGACGACCGGAGATGATCTTGTCTTTCGTCTCTAGAGACATGTTGCTCCAGCCCGCCTGGCGCTACTCGCGGGCCGACGTTTGCTGCCTCCGGACAAACCCAGAGGTTCGTCCGGACCTTCGCTACAACGGATTTCCACCGACGAAGATGTCGAGGAGGCCGGTGCGCAGGACCCACTCTCGCTGGCCAAGATCCTTGCCGAAGTCGAGGGGCGCGATCTTGTCGACCCACGCTTCCTTGGCGTTCAGCAGCGTCGTACCGTTCAGGTCCTTGATGATCAGGGCCCCGTGGCCGCCGCTGTTGAGCTCGTCGAGCTTCGCCGCGGCCGCCATCACGTCGTTCGACACCGACGTCTGCTGCAGAATGATCGTCACCTTGCCCGCTTTGTTCTTGTTGCGGGCGCGCGCGTACTCGCCATCGGCACCGATCTGGAGGAAGAAAGCGCTTTCGTCGCGCTCCGCCTTGACGAAGCTGCCGTCGATGAATCCGTGGATGTTGGCGCCGGTGAACGTGACGGTGACTTGATCGGGCGAGTACGTCAGGCTGTTCGCCATCTGCGTGGCTCCAGGGCACTGCGCAAGCTGTTGGGAGAGGCGCGACGGGCGCCGTGCGGGCGCGCCATCGCGGACCAGCGGAACTCCGCTGGCTGGTTGCGACTACGGAGCGGCGATGCTGCCTAGAACTGCACGACGCCTGAAAGGACCAATCCGTCGATGGCCCCGGCGATCTGTCCGGTGAACCCGCCGTTCGGAATGTTGCGGGCTTGGCGCTGCGCGGAGGTGAGGGTCGACGCCTTCGGCATAGAAACCGTCGGCGCAGGGTTTGCCGCGAGGAAACCCGCGTCGACGCCCTCCTGCAGCGCTGCGCGGATCTCGCCCTCGATCGCCGCGATGCCCTGGTCGGTGAACGGCACCTTGCCGAGAGGCGGCGCCGCGTTGCCAGGGTTCGACGGGTTCGACGCGCTGGCAGGATTGTTGAGGACGCTGAAAATCCGGTTCTGGATCCTGCTCGCCAGCCAGTCGCGACCGCGCACGGTGTCGATGAACTGGCCGCTCGGCGTGATACCGGTGGCCGTCACCGAGACGCCGACCGAGTAGTAGTAGTTGCAGTTGCTCGCCTTGAGGTTCACCACCTGCGTGGCGGTCAGATTCATCACCGGCACGCCGGCGAGCGTGACGAACATCCAGTTCTCGCTGCCCGGCGCGTAGGTGAACCGGTTGGACATGATGGCCGCGTCGAGAAACGCGCCGTTGTCCTGGTGGTACCAGACCGGGCTGCGCACGTATGCGCTCGTCTTCAGCGTTCCGGCGATGCCGCCGCCGGCCGACAGGCAGGTGCTGTCCTGCGACCCTGCATCGTAGAGCTTGCCGTTCGACTCGATGTACGCGGCGAGGGCGGTCACCTCGGCGGTGCTCGACCAGACCGAGACGACGCCGTACCAGGTGTTATCGGCGGCCTGGATGTTGGTGATGTCCGAGACGATGCCTGCGTCTACGTGCGTCTGCTGGCAGTCCAGGTCGACGTTCGGGGCCGTCACCGAGAGGCGCAGCCAGTTGCCGGGGGCGCTCGAGGTGAGGGTGACGATCGCGGCGACCGCGCCCGCGGCGCCGAAGCCGGAAGGGGTGCCGATCGCCGCGGCCAAGCCGGTTGCGATGAGGGCGTTCGTATCCGCGGCGAGCGCCGCGTAGCTCTTCGCGACGCCGGCGACCGTCACCGTGTAGACCTTGCCGGTATTCACGTGGTCGAACGACCAGATGACTCCGCCGTCGATGATCCCGCTGCCGGTCCCGCTCGGACCGCCCGAGCCGGCAGAGGTGCCGGGGGAGGTGCAGACGTAGACGTTGCCGCCGTTGACGACCCGGTTGCCCGCGACGTAGGGCGTCGTCGCCACCCACACGGTGTTGCCGCCCGACAGGACAGTGAGCGCGAACTTCTGCGTCGGCAGGTTGACCCTGCGGCCGACGGCCACCTGCGGCGGCGCCGGCGTCTGCGAGAATGCGGCGGCCGCGGCCAAATATTCCGGATCCGTCGAGAGGAAGCCGGAGGTCAGCATGGCCGCGGTGTTCGCGTAGTATTGGAGCAGTGCGGAGCCGAAGGTGCCGATCGCGGCGCGCGCGCTGCCGAGAATGAGCATGGTCCCGAAGCCCGGCTGCACTGGAGCGATCGGAGCGGTGCTGACGTTGACGGTGAGGAAATCGGAAAGCGTACCCATGAGGCACTCCGCGGGAACTGCGCGAGATGTGGAGGAGGGACGCCGCTAGAACGAGTAGGTCGGCGTGACAACGACGGTCGCGATGTAGCAGGCACGTCTGCTGCCGAGTCGACCAGGCGGAACCGGACGTCCATCGCCGCTCGACTCTGGAACTGGGTAGAGACGAGGGAAGTCAGGTCCTGCGGCTGGCTCGAGCCGACGAAGCAGAATGCCGTCGCGGTCCCCGCGAACAGGGCCTGCGCGGAGGGGAACGCAAATGCCGTCTGCGCGGCGACCAGGTACTCGAGCGCAGTCCCCGAGCTGGTCACCGAACTCGAGTAGACCTCGAACGAGACGACGAACTCGCGCTGTCCGACCACCGTCGGCAGCACCTCGGCACCGAGACTCGCGCTGACGTAGGCCCAGGTGACCGTGTTGTCGATGATTCCAACGCCGGTGCCGACTGGACCGCCGCTCAAAGCGCTCTTGCCTGCGCTGGTGCATTGGTAAAGGTTCAGACCGTTGATGACCCGCACCCCGAGCGAGTAACTGGCGGAAGGCGCCCAGGAGCTCGCAGTGCTGTACCGGAGCTCGTCGGGCCCGCCTCCGACCATGCGTGCCGGCCGCACCAAGATCGTCGCCCAGGGCGGGTTCGGCTCCGGGGCGTGCTGGTCGAAAAAGATAACGTTGCTGCCAGGCAACCCGGTCGCACCGACGAACCAAGTGCGCAGTGCGTCCTGAACAGCGGTCCAATTGATAGCCACCTACTGCCCCATTTTCTTCGCGAGGCAGCGGAAGTAGTTGCCTGGCCCGCTGCGGTCCTCAGAGGTGATGATTTCCCATTGAGCGCCCAGATAGGTGAGCTGGTCGGCATCGTTCTGCGCGCCCGGTTGCTTCGCCGTCGTCAAGAACGTGGACGTGAAGACGACGACGATTTCCTTGGTTCGGAGTCCCTCCGGCAGGATGAGTAAGTCGCGGCCTTCGGCGATCTGCACTGACGCCTTGATCGTGAACGTCGACGGCGCGCCGAGGACGTATCGGCCGCCGACCATGGCGGAGCCGCTGTACCGGGTGATCGTGTAGACGCCCGTCGAGAGACGCGCGATCGTGCTGCTCATGTCGCTCAGCGGCACGGTGCCTCCTATCTACTCTTGCGTCTTGCTGGCTCCGAGCACGACTTCGTGGCTGACGGCGCCAGCGAGCTGGCCTGTGTCGATCAAGGTGTGGCTCGAGCCCTTCGCGGCGATCGTCGCAGGCGCGTTTGGCGGAGGGATCCCACTTCCGGCCCGGATGAGGTTGCGGATGTCGCTGGCAGCTTCGAGGCCGAGGAGTCCGAGAGCCTGGCTGACGGTCAGCTTGCGATCGTAGACGCCTCGCACCAGCAGTCGAAGGTGGTCGACATATTTTGCTTGGTTCTCGTCGAAGGCAGCCCGGATGAAGCTGCGCTGCGGGATGGTCTCGGTGCCGAACTCCTGCGCCACCGCGATATCGACGTTCGAGAGCGGTGCGCTGGCCTCGCCCGGCCCCGGAGTTCGGTCGCTTGATTTGCCGAGTACGCCGACCTTCGCGAACCCGCGTCGGTCTTTGAGCCCGAGCAGCTCGGTCTGCAGCACCTTGAGCCCGCGGTCGATGTCCTTCAGGTCGAAGTCGATCTTAATGGCCATTTGCACCCCCGAATCTCAAATGTTCGGGTCAGAGCACCTGCACGTTGGCGCCCATCATTCTTCTCAGGCGTTTATATTCTTTTCCATATCTCGTCATGTCGTATGTGTCCGGGTCGAGCGGCGCCCCGACCGCGTAGGAGCGCGAGACCTCGCCCACGCGCTCGCTGGAAATTGGACCCGGCCCCGACAGCTCGGGATGCGCCATCGCCAGCGTGTGCGCGACCAGGTACTTCGTCACCCTGTCAGCCATCTGCTGGGAGCCCCAGAAGGTGACGTTGATCTCGAGCAGCACGTCACCCAGGACCGCCGCGAAGTCGCTCGCGCTGATCGCCGGAAAAGCGAACTCCGGCGCGATGACCGCGACGTCCGACTGGGCGACGCCCACGGCCTACCGCTTCCCGAGCTTGATGGCCTCGGTCTTCGCCTTCGCCGCGGCGACCGACTCCGCGGAAGGCTCGAGCTTGGCGATCTGCTCGTTGATGGCGGCGAGCACGGTCCCGCGCGACTCGACCGCGCGCATGCGCTTCAGCATGCTCTCGTCCCACGTCTCGACGATGAAGCGGTGCGCCTCGTCCTCGGTGAGCGACTTGATCTCCTCGGGGCTCAGGGCCTTCTCCTCGAGCGCGCCGCTCTTGATGTGCAGCGCGACGATGGGGTTCCGCTTCGCCTCTTCCCAGAGCTTCGAGTCGACCGGGTTCCACCCGGGCATCAGGGTGATCTCCTGATTCTCGTTCTGGATGACTCGCCCGCCCTCGAGCTTGGTCTGCCGACCGAGGCCGAGGTTGTGGACCCTGGCTTCGTGGTTGTGAACGAGGATGGTCGTGGACGGTTCCATGTGGGTGCTCCTGCTGGGGGTTGAATGGGATAGTGCGGACGTCCGCACACTCGAGACTGCTGCGAGCCGATGGCACTGGCGCTGCGAGCCTTCAACCCGCAGCGCCTACCCGGCCTAGATCCCGTCGCCGTAGGCGACCGCCATCGGGCGGAAGCAGAGGACGCCGGCGGTGCGCATGTGGCACGGAATCGACATCTCAAGCCCCTCCCACTGCGGCGGGAACTGCTCGAATTCCTGCGGGATCGCGAGCTGCAGCACGTCGGGGTTCTTGGCGTAGGCCATGAACCGATCCGTGCCGCCCACGCCGGAACCGAAGAGCCGGTAGACGGGGACGATCTGCTTGATACCTCCCGTGCTCGGCTGGTTCGCGAGGAAGAAGTTCAGGATGGTGGTGTCGCTGACGCTCGAGCGCGCGGTGGTGGCGATGATCTGGTGCTGGGCCACCGGCAAGATCAGCGTGTCGGCCTGCTCGACGTCCTTGCTGTTCACGCGGATGACCTTCACCAGCGCGTTCAGGTCCTTCAGGATCTCGTCGGGCGTCTTGTTGATCCAGTTCGTCGCCAAGCCGCCGTTGGGCGTACCGGCTTGGCCATTGGGCACCGCGTAGACCTGGGCGTTCGGGATGTTGAAGAGCCCGGTCAGGTTGTTCGGGACGTCGCCGAGCAGGGCGATGCGCTCGAGCAGCTGCGCCATCGCGCGCACGGCGGAATTCGCCTTGCGCTGGTCGAGCGGCCGGTTGGCGAACGCGGCCGCGCGCGCCTCCTGGATGTTGTAGCCGTAGCTGTCGCCGAGGCTCTTGACGATCGCGCGCATCTCGAAGGTCTTCACGTCCGCGCGGGGGAAGTCCTTCGCGTAGCTGGCGATGATCTTCGCGACGCCGAAGCTGTCGTACGCGTCGACGCGGATCGACTCGGCGCCCGGGTCGTCCTCGTTGCTGACGGGGATCAGGGTGCGGGCCTGGAGGGTGGCGTAGAGCACTTCAAAGACCTTCGCGCGGACGGTCTCGAGCTGGCGCTCGATGAAGAGCGACTCCGCGCCGTCGAGCTTCTGCTGCAGAACGGAAAGGAACTGGCCCATGGGCTTGCCTCACTGGAAACGCAAAAGGCGACCTCGAGCGAAGTGCCCGGGCGCGGTGTTGGCGAAGGGTTGAGAGAGGGAGCCGCGCCGCTCGACGCGTGGCCGAGCGGCGCGTTGCTGCTGTGACGCCGCCTTAGTTCGCGGCGACGCCGGCGTCGAAGTAGATCTTCGCGACCGTGCCAGCCGCGGCGTTGGTCAGGTACTTCGCGCCCTTGACGAGACCTGCGGCCGGGCCCGCGGCGCCGAGGTAGCGCCAGGTGCCCGAGCCGTCCACGATCGCCAAGCCGGTGCCGGTGGGGGCGGTCGTCGCCGACGCGATGGCCGCCGAGCAGACGTAGGCGTTGCCGGCGTTGGTGACGATGGTGTTCAGCGCATAGGCCGAGGCGCCGGCCCACGCGCTCGCCGTGGTCGCGTCGTTCGAGGTTCGGAAGGCGCCAACCTGCAGCAGCGCCGCACCGACGTACGACCAGACCACCGCGCTGCCGGGCGCACCGTCGGAGATCGCCGCCGCAGTGCCGGTCGGACCACCAACGCTGGTGCCGCCGATGCCCGAGCCGCTCGAGGGACCACCGGAGGGAGGTCCGCCCTGGGCGCCCGAGGTGCCCGCGGTCACGACCTTGTAGAGGTTGCCGTAGTTCGTGACCTGCTGGGCGACGATGTACGCCGTGTTCGGCGCCCAGGGCCCGGCGGACCAGGCGAAGTTCGTCGAGGGCTGGAAGCGGCAGTACACGGGGCCGTGGGCGACCACGGCTTCCTCGACCAGGACGTAGATGTAGCCCTGGCGCAGGACCGAGAACATCTGGCCCGGGAAGACGCCGACGTTATACGGAACGAGCGCGCCGAAGCCGATGTTGTTGATGGCCTGGCTGTGGATGGCGACGCCCTCGATCAGGTCGGCCGCGGAGGCCGGCAGGGTGTAGCCGTCCTGGTTGACGCCCTTCTTGAGGCCGACGCCGAACGGGATGTTCGCGCTGCCCTCGAGGTTGGCGGAGACGGAATCGAAGCGGTTCAGGTCGGCGATCTGCCCGGCGATTCCGAGCAGGAAGTCGGGGACGACGACGTTCTGGAGTTGCGGCGAGAGACCCATGGGGGCTCCTCCTGGGCGAAGCGGTAGCGGGCCGCTCCGGGGATCCCGGAGCAGCCGAGGGTGGTGTTGAGGGGCTGAGAGAGCGAGGAGCTGGCGGTGCGGCTACGCCTTGGCTTCCTTCGGCTTCCAGGCGTTCGCCGAGTCGGCCTTCCACTTCTCGCGGTTGGCCTTCTCGGCCGCCGCGCCGGTCGCGGCCTCGGTACCGGCGTCTGCCCGGTTGGGCGAGCCGATGCCGAAGCGCGCATCGGCGGAGGCCCTGCCGGCGTCCTTCTTCTCGGCCTTGGCCGCGTCCTCGACGGCGACGTCGTAGCGAGCGATCACGTAGGCCGCGTCCTTGCCGTCGAGCTTGGTCTCCGGCGAGAGCTTGGTCACGACCAGGCGGCGGATGTCATCGTCGGACTTGTCGTCGAGCTTGAGCTCGGTGCCGAGGACCTTGCGGCTCTTCTCCTCGAGATCGAACCGCTGCGAGGCGCGCTCGCGGCTGGTGCTCTCGACCTTCTTGGCCTTCTCGTCGGCGGCGTCGGCGCGGAGCTTCTCGTCGGCGTGGTCCTTCTTGACCTTCTCGGTCTCGGACTTCGCCGTGGCGAGCTGGGCCCTGAGAACTGCGAGTTCGTCGACGTGCACCTTGTCGAGCTTGGCGATGGCCTGGGCCACCTTGGGCTTCACCTCGAAATCCAAGCCATCGATCTTGATTGAGACTTTGTTGCCAGCCATGACATGCCTCCCGGCATATGCAAAATGCGGCAGCAGGTCGGAGACCTGCACCGCGGTGGATGCGTCCAACTTCAGAGCGCCGATGTCCTCGGCGCCGTCGAGCTTGATGCGTGCGTCCGGGCCCGCGCGTCCGCTGGCGACCAGCGCGACGTGGTTGCCGCGGACCTGGGTCTGCACGGCGTCGTAGCGCTCGCCGTCAGTGGTGATGCCCGGCGTGAAGTCGAGATCACACTGGTAGCCGCAGCTGAGCTCGACGGTGTCGCCGCGCTCGACCGATGCGATGGCCTTCGGGTCCTTAATGAGCACGGTAGTGGCGACGAACTTGCCGTCCTTGCGAACTACGATCTCGCCGGTTGTGCCGACCTCGTATTGCTTGGTGTTCTCCGCGCTGATCGGCACCGGGGGGTGCCCGAGGGTTAGGGTCGAGAGCGAGAACGACGCGAGCGCGTCCGGGTGGAAGACGGTCTCGGGCGGCCGGTACTCGCGCTGGGTGCTGCCGTCGGCGCGGCGGTAGATCTGCACTCCGGTGCGGGCGATGATCGCGTTGGCGCGCAGGA